TCAGGCAGAGACGGACAGCCGTGCAAAATGCCCCGGCCCATACCGCGCCGAGACCTGCGCCACGGCGATTTCATAGGCGCCAGACAGGCCGTCATTCGCTTGCTGAGCGGCAGAATAAGTCCAGTTCGGCACCGTCAGGGTTTCCTCGCGAATGACCTGATTGCCCTGCATGACGCGCAGCAGATAGGCCTCGGCCTCTTCGCCAAGGGGCACTTCGGGGGCATCCCAGCTGTCACCGTCGATCCGTGTACGGCGGATCCAGCTGATGACCATGTCACCTCCGTACTCCCGTTTGGACAGATGCGCCGGCGCATAGGGTTTCAGACCGACGCCGGAAAACGCGTGCACCTCGTGCTTGTACGAGGGATCGTCATAGGCGCGCAGCGATGGCCCGATCCGGTAGTGCTGCGCCACCGTGCGGATCGAGGACGGCAGGTCCAACTGCTTTGCGGCGCCATCCAGCAAGACGAAATAGCTGCCCTCGGGCCACGTAACCGGGATCAGCCCATCGGACCCGGCTTGCCCACGCAAAAGCATCGACAGATGCCAGGTGTCCTGAGCCACCAGTTGCGCATCGCGGAACTGGACCAGCTCCCAATTCTCGGGGGTTCCGTCACCGATCGCGGCCACATTGGCCCCGTTCAACAGCGCGATTTCGCTGCGCCCGCTCAGCGTTCCGCGGGCAAGGCGCACCTGAATGACACCGTGCCGATCAAACCGCCCGGACGGAGCAGCCATCAGCGGCGCCACAAGCTGCCCCATGACCGCCGGCGCACCCAACGTTTGCAGCAGGGCATAGTCGCTGTCCTGCGTCGCACTGAACACCGAAACGGTGCCGGGCCAAGGGTTCGCCGTAGCCGCGACGTGCGGCGCATGAGGCGTTTCATCACCGCTCAGCAGCGGCAGGTCGAGGAACAGCGGGAACACGGAGGTCGGGGCCGCGAACCCCGGGACTGAGGCAGGTTCGTCGTCCAGATCGGTCGGGCGATAGGTTTCAGCGTCGACCCGCACACCTTCGGCTTGCAGCAGCGCGCCGGTTTCAACGCGGTCCAGACGGTAAAGCGCCTTGCCAAGCGCGACCACATCCCCAGCGCCCAGCCAGGATTGCGACGGCGCCAGCGCCAGCTTGACGCTGTCACGCCCGATGCGCGCCTCGCTCAGCCAACGCTCCACCGCCTGCCGCCCTTCGGAACGGGTCATCAGGATCGGCATTTCCGACTGCGAGACGGAATGATCGGCCTGATCCGGCAGAACCGCCTCTTCAGCAGCAGCTTCGAAATCTCCGCCCGCCGCGACGAAGCGCAGACGAACCCGGCCGTGCAGATCGCTTTCGGCAGTGCGCGCGTGCTCGACCCCGTGTGGGGTGTCGCCAGAAACCGCCAGCGTCAGCGGCTCTAGCACCGCATCAGCCCGGCCATCCCGATTGCGGAAAACCAGCACCCCGTCGCGTTCGACTGCATCAAAGCCGTGGCACAGCATCAGCGGCTGCAAAAGGGCCCGCGCGCTGTCGGTGCTGTCGGCCAGGTAGCCGCGCACAAGCCCATGCAGCCGGGACGTATCGAGGGCGCTGACATCCGCGTCCTCGCAAATCTCGCGCACGACCGAGGCCAGCGAGCGCGCCGCCCCGCGCCCGTTCAGCCAATGACCGCGGGCATAGTTCGCACCGTCGCTCCAGAGTGCGGTGTTGGCGGGGAAATGCGGGTACGGCCGGGCATCCCACGCCCAGACATAGGCGTTGGCCATGTCCAGCATGGGGCCCTGATACTCGACAGAAACCGGGTTGTTCGCCGGATCGCCCCAATAGCCCAACACCGCGCGCAGATATTGCATCTGCATGTACTCATCCCGCCGGCCCGACGAATGGCGCGGCAGGCCGGATTCCGAGGATTTCGGGTCCAAGAACCTGTTCGGCTGGTTGCTGCCCTTGTCGATGGCTGCACATCCCAGCTCGGTGAACCAGACGGGTTTCGACTGCGGCACCCAATCGGTCGGCGCTTCCTGACGGACACCAGAAATCCGCTCGTGGTGATCGTTCTGCCACCAGTTGCGAATGTCCTTGTAGCGCCAGATCCACGGCTCTTGCGCATCCGTGATCGGCGTGCGGATTTGCGCCGCCTCGGCCTGGGCCGAGTGATAGTACCAGTCGTACCCCTCACCGCCCTCGACCCCTGCGCGCAGGTAGTCCAGATCGTAGATCGTGCCCCAGCCCGCATCCAGGTGGTCATCCCCGTCGCGCCAATCGGTCAGCGGCATGTAATTGTCGATACCGATGAAATCGATCTGCTCGTCCGCCCAAAGCGGATCGAGGTGGAAATACACGTCGCCCGAACCATCCTGCGGGTGATAGCCGAAATATTCAGACCAGTCGGCGGCATAGCCCAGCTTGACCCCCGCCCCCAGCAGCTGACGCACCTCGGCCGCAAGACCGCGCAGGGCCTGAACCGCCGGAAACCCGGCGACCCCGCGCAGTTGCGTCAGCCCGCGCATTTCCGAACCGATGCAGAACGCCGAAACGCCACCCGCAGCAGCGCACAGCGCCGCGTTGTGCAGGATAAAGCGGCGATAGGACCACTCGTCGGGGCCTGAATAGCTGACCGCGCCCTCGGCAACCGTGAAATCGCTGGCCGAGGCCGTGCCGAAGAACGCCGCCACCTGAGCATCCGCCGCTGACGTCCCATCGGGCGAGCCGTCCAGACCCGGCGCGACCTCGGCGGTGATCCGTCCGCGCCAGGGCAATGCGGCCTGTTCATCTGCGCCGTAGGGATCGGGCAAGGCGTTGCCCTCTAGCTGGTCCATCAGGATGAACGGGTAGAACATCACCCGCTTGCCCCGCGCGGCAAGCTCGGCCACGGCCTGGATGACCGATTGATCAGTGGGCGTGCCGCCATAGACTGCGCGATCATCCAGCTGCGGCACCACTTCGACGGTCGCGCGTGTCAGGCCCGACACCTGCCACGGCATGGCGGCGGCGTCGAATTCGGACTGCTCGACCATCGGGCGGATCTGGCACGACCCGCAGCGCAGATCGTCGCCAAACCAGCTGACCACCAACGAGACCGCCTCGCAGGCTGGCAGCTCTTGCTCCATCTGGTCCATAGAGGTCAGAAAATCCGTCTTGCCCGAGGGCGAATTCGCGTTGACCGTCTTGCTGGAGCCCATCGCATATTCGACGACGGCAGGCTGCGTGGCCAGCGCGTATTCCCCCGTGCCGGGGATCAGCGCCACGCCCTGAACAGCGCGGGCGGGTTCGGCCTGATCGGTGTCCACAAAGACACGATCGGCACGCAACACCTCGAAACTGAACTGCGGCACACGGTTGCCGAATTGCGACAGGTCCAGATCTTCGAACACCACGTAGGCGGTGCCGCGATACGCGGGAACGGCGCCGGCGCCCTCGATCGCCTCCATCTTCGGGTCGGGCAGTTGCTGGTCGTCGCCGGGATAGACGCGCATGGTCAGATCGGCCGGAGAAATCTCGGAGCCATCAGCCCAGATCCGGCCAACACCTTCGATCTGCCCTTCGCACAGAGCAATCGCCAGGCTGACGGTATAGCGGAATTCGCGCGTCGACGGCGCGGGGGCACCCCCCTTGCCGCCGCCCGAGGTCGAGACATGCTCGGCGAAATGGGTGGCCCAGATCACCTGACCACCCACGCGCATCCGCCCAAAGACACGGGAAATCGCGTCGCCCTCGCCGGAACTGCTCAGGCGAAAGCGATCCACCCGCCCGGTCTCAACCACGTCCGAGCCCGCGCCTAACAACCTTTGGTCGATCACCCGCCCAACGGTGGCGCCGGCGAACCGGCCCATCGCCGCCATCGACAGCCCCATGACGGTGCCGCCAACAGAGCCCCCAATCGCCGCACCTGCGGCGGATAGCAAAATCGTCGCCATCAAATCTCTCCTTCCGGGAATGCGAACCGGGCCACGATGCGCCGGTGCCAAGGCTGGCTCAGCGGGCTTTCCACGACAGCGTGGCCGGAATACGCGTGGATAAATGTCGGGCGGTCGCCGGTCTGGCCAGCGATGCCCAGATGCTTGGCGACGCCCCGGTCACGCATGCGGAATAACAGCACATCGCCGGGGGCCTCGTCGCTCAGCGGCTTGGGGTTCAGATGGCGCAGGGCTGCGGCCCAAAGCGCCTCTTCGCCCTGCGGTTCGGACCAATCGCGGGAATAGTTGGGAACCGTTTCCGGTTCGGGCCCGACCACCTCGCGCCAGATCCCGCGCAGCAGGCCCAGGCAATCGGTGCCCGCGCCCTTGACGCTGCATTGGTGGCGGTAGGGCGTGCCGATCCAGCTCCGCGCTGCAAGTACGATGCGGCTCATCTGCGGCTACCCCCCGTCGCGGTGGCGGAGGCCGGAACAGCGACCGTCCAGTCGTTGCCGGGAATGTCCGGGAAGCCCTGGAAGTTGAGCAGGTTGTCGAACTTGAAACGGCACGTCTCCATCCGCTTGTCGCAGCCGGCCGTCAGGCGCACCGTATCGCCCAGCGCCAGATCGGCCCCAAGCCCGGACCAGAGTGTAATCTCGCGCCCATCCACACCCACAACGTCCGCCTTGATCACCCCGCGCAGCCCAGCGGCCGCACCGCCCAGCGCCTCCAGCACCCCGCGCTGAAACCATCCGGAGTCAAAACCCGCCACGCCGTCCAGCCCGATCCGAGTACCGTCCACCCGCGTCACCACGGCCTCGGTCCGGTAACCCGGCGCGTCCAGATCCATACGACAGGACCCATCCCCCAGCACCGCCGAGCACGGTTTCTGGAACACCCGCCCTTGCGGACGGTTCAGCAAGTCCGTCAGCCCCAGCAGCTCAGCCTCGAACGCCCCGCCAGAGCGGCGCAGCTCGCCGATGGTGCCGCGAAATTGCAGCACGCGCATCGCCACAATCGCCCAGTTGACCAGCCAGCAGCGCACCTCGGCCCCGTCATAGCGTCCGACCGCGATATCTGCCTCGCTGATCGAGGCATCGGACAGCGCGCCCATTGCCTCGGTGTTGTCCACCGACAGGCCGGTGCCCTGCTGTAATGCAAGCGCAGTCAGGCCGGTATCGGCGCGAAACACGATGCCCTCGAACGACAGATCGCCGTCGTGATCGGTAAAGCCCAGCTGCACCCCGTCCTTGCGCGTCAGCGCCCAGCAGCGGCACAGCGTCGTGATGCCACCGGACAGGTGCGCGCGCATATCATCGCTCATGCTCATGCGCGCACCTCGATCACCGGAACATCGGGCACCTCGCCCGCCTGGAAACTGGCCACAGAAGAGCGGATGCGATCCGTATCAAACCGCACCGGCACGTCGAACTCGAAGCCTGCCGTGATCTCGTCCCCCTCGTTCGGGGCCATCTCGAAGGTCACGATCCCGGTCGCCGTATCGACGCTGTAGTGTACCCCTTCCTGCATCTCGACGCCTTCCACACCGATCCGCACCGTGCCTTGCACAGGTTTCTTGATCGGTCGCGCGTAGCTATGGGTGCCCGAGCGATAGAGCTTCACCAGCTGGAACGCTTTGGCCTCCCCGTCTCCCTCTGCGATCACCTGATCGTCGAACGCGACCTTGCCAGAGGGCAGGCAGGATTTGAAATCCGACCAGTCCTTCCATCGGAACCCGTACATCTGGCCCTGACGCGCCTCGAAGAACCCGATCAGGGTTTCCACGTCATCCAACGACCGCATCCCCATCCCGGCATCGTAATGCCGACGCGAATGCGCCCAGGGGGTGTTGCGCTCTTCATGACCGTTAACCAGAGAAACGATCTCGGTCTTGCGTTCCGGCCCGCCGACGGCACCAAAGCTCAGGTTGGCGGGGAAACGTACCTCGTGAAACTGCATCTTGTCCTCCGATCAGCGAATGCGTTGGCCACGGCCCAGGGCGCGGCCCATCTGCGCGGCGATCTGAGATTGCGAGCGGCGGAAGCCCTCGACATCGGGCGTGGTGATGTTCATCACCACCGTCGTGGCGCCTTGCCCCTGCATCCGCACCCCCAGCTTACCGTCAGCGCCACGCGCCAGCGGCATGATCGCCTCGGGGCCAGCCTCTCCCATCAGCCCGGTGGCGCCGCGCATCGGAAAGGTCGTGGGGCCAGACACAACGCCCCCATTGGCAAACGGCATCACCCGCCCCTGAGAGAACGAGCCGCCATCCGCAAAGGGCAGCACCCCGCTCAGCAGGTTCCCCATGCCCTGCGCCAGCAAACCGCCGAAATGGTCGGTCACCGGGCGCACCGCCGCCGAGTACACCGTGTTGATCATCGACTGCGCCACCGTCTGCAGCGCATCCGACAGCTTCATCCCGTCCAGCACCACGCCGTCAAAGGCGCGGCGTAGCCCGCGGCTCAGCCCCTTTTCCAGCGCGCTGACATCTACAGCCGTCGCGCCCATCGTCGCCTGCACCCGGCGCAGCTCGGCCTCGAACCCCGCTGCCATACTGGTCGCCGACCCAAGCGAGGTCTCCAAAGCGTCAACCTGGTCCTGCAACCCGTCCAGCCCGTCAATTTCCGCCATTGTCTCCGTCTCCTATCTGGTCCGGGTAAGCCGCCAACAGCTCGTCCAGACGTGCCCGCCCCAAAGGCGCCCGGCCCGAGCCCGCGCCCAACAGGATCTGCAATTCCGCCGGGGTCAGTCGCCAGAACTCGTCTGGCTTCAGCCCCAGCCCGCGCATTCCCGCGCGCATCAGGGCGGGCCAGTCAAAGCTGGCCATCGCCATCCCCCGGCAAGGCGAAAGCCCGCGCCAGCAACTCGGCCGCCACACGCGCCGCGCCCATCGGGCCGCCCGCGATATCGGCCTGCGCCAGATCAGACGCCTGTCCCTTCCAGCCGCCCCCGCGCAGCCCCGCCACCAACAGCAGCAGCACATCGCGCGAGGAAAACCGCCCCCCTTCGAACCGCTCGACCAGCGCCAGCAGGCTGTCGGCCTGCAACGCGACCTCCAGCTCGGCCAGTGCGCCCAGCGTCAGTTTCAGGATGTGGCGCTGGCCATCCATCACCAGCGCCACCTCGCCTGCCCAGGGGTTTGCCATCACGCGTCCGCCGTAAAGGTCAGCGCCCCGGCCGAGGCCATCGACAGCTCATACGTCGCCTCGCCGTTATGGCTTCCCGAATACTCGATCGAGGTGATCTGGAACGCCCCCTCGACCACGCCGAAATCGGGGATGATCACCTGGAAATCCGGGGTTTCGCTGTCGAAAAAGATCTGGCGCGCCCGCTCATCGGTGTTCGCATCCTTGAACACGCCCGACCCCGAGATTGCCGCCGATTTCACGCCCGCGCCGCCCAGCAGCTCGCGCCAGCCCCCTTGGCTCTCCAGCGAGGTCACATCCACGCTTTCGGCGTTGAAGCTGACGCGCGTCGCACGCAGCCCCGCGATGGTGGCGAACGAACCGTCCCCGGTCAGGTCCACCTTGATCAACAGATCCTTGCCATTCTGAGCAGCCATGTCTCACTCCTTTGGAAAAACTCCGTTATCTTCGACGCGGGCGCGGAATTTCAGGTCGATCCTGCGGCCCGCGCCCTTCTGATCACGCAGCGCCTGCGCCTTGTGGAAATTCAGCGCCACCAGATGGCCGCGCGTCAGCGTCAGGTTGGCATCCACCAGCGCGTCACAGATCGCCGCCGCCAGCGTCTTGGCCTGCGCGAACCCCGCCTCCGCGGTGTAGACGGTTACGGTGAACTCGTGCTCGGCCCCCGCATTGGTCTGGTCCGAGCGGTCACGCACCAGCTCCGGCCCCAGGCTGACATAGGTGTCCGGCACCACGCCCGAGGGGATCGCGTCATAAACCGCCCCACCGACCAATGCTGTCACGACCGCATCCGCCAGCAGGCACTGATACACCGCGCCCTGAAGCGCCGCCGCCATTGCATAGCTCATGCCGCGGCCTCCTCTGTTGCGATGCAGGTCAGAAACCGCCCCTCCGCGTCACGCTCCCCGACCGAGAGGATGCGAAACACCCGCTCTCCCTCGCGGAACCGCTGTCCGGGACGGGGCCGCATCGTGGACCCCACCGGCGCGCCGCGCACCGTGATCCGGTACGACGCCAACGAACCCGCCGCCCCCCCCAGATCCGCCTCACGCCCCGACCGGAACGAGACCTCGGCCCACAGATGCCCCAGAACGGACCACCCCTGGGTGAACCCGCCGGCACCATCGGGGGCCTGCGTGGCCTCCTCCAGCGCCAGCGCACGGTTCAGATGCGGCGCACTCATTGCCCCGCCCCCCCGGCAAAGACCCGCACGGTGCGATAGCGCTCCAGCAGGCTGGTCACGCCGAACGGCATGCAGCGCCCCGAAAGCGCGGTCTCGTGCCGGTACTCGTAGTAATGCGCGCCCAGCATCATCACCGCCTGCGCCAGATCGTGCGGCAGGTCGGACCAGTCCGGCCCATACCCCGCCAGAAACCGCACCCGGACCGAGCCACCCATCGGCACCGTCGGCAACAGCCCCGACACCGGGCAAATCCGCGACCGTTGCGGATCGGGGCGCAGCACATAGGCCGCCGCATCCACCACGGTTTCATCCCCTGCGCGGTCCGTCAGCACCACCTGCGCAATCGCGCTGACCGGGGCCACCGGCAGGGCCTGCCCGCTGGCATCGCGCCAATCGTTCAGGGTCCAGGAAAACTCGCGTTCGATCAGCACCTTGCCGGTGCGCGCCTCGACCGCCGCCATCGCCGCCCGCAGGAAGCTTTCCAACATGGCGTCCTGCACGCTGTCCTCGGCGAACCCGCTGCCCAGCCGCAGGTGAGACTTGAAATCCGCGACCGGCAGCGCCGCCAGCGGCACCTGGGTCTCTTCGACTAACATCATGGAAAAACTCCGCATTCTGCCCCCGTCCATCGGGTCAGGCGCGCGCCTCCAGCGTTGCTCGGACGGAGAGAGCAGCTAGACAACGCCAAAATCCTCAGCGCGCGCCCCTGTGGGACGGGCCATCAGGCCCGCCCCCCTTTCACCAACGCTTACGCGACGGCGAAACGCAGCAGCTTGATCGCGGCAAAGTCGCTGACATCCCCGCCCACGCGCTTGGTGGCATAGAACAGGACGTGCGGCTTGGCGCTGAACGGGTCGCGCAGGATGCGCAGGTCGGGGCGCTCGGCCACGGTGTAGCCCGCAGCGAAGTCACCGAACGCGATCGCATCGGCGCCCGAGGCAATGTCCGGCATGTCCTCGGCGATCAGTACCGGATAGCCCATCAGGCGCGCGGGTTCGCCAGCGGCCAGACCGTCCGACCACAGGAAACGGCCATCCGCATCCTTCAGCTTGCGCACGGCGCCCGCGGTTTTCGAGTTCATCACGAAAGTGCCATTCGCGCGGTACGTCGCGCCCAGCGCATAGACCAGATCGACAATCGCATCGGCCGAGCCGAAATCGCCATCGGTGCCGGTGGGCACATAGCCCAGATTGCCCCAGGCCCAGACGTCATTGTCCACCGCCGTATGGGTCAGAAAGCCCTTGGGCTTGTCCACGCCATCCCCGCCGACAAAGGCCGAGGCTTCGGCACGCGCGAACTTGTCCGCGATACGGCCCGCCAGCCAGCCCTCGACGTCGAACGCGCTGTCATCCAGCAGACGTTGGCTGGCCTTGGGCAGCGCCGACAACTCGTGCAGCGGGATGGTGATGCGGTCGATCGACGGGGTGCCGGTTTCCGCAACCGAGGTTTCATTCGCCCAGCCGTGGCCGACATCGGTGTGGTCCACCAGCACGTCGTAGGACGTCGCCTCGACATTCACCACATTGGCGATCTGACGGATCGAAGCGCTGGATTTCAGCACCGAACGGATGGTTTCCGAGGTGCGCGGATCGACCAGGTAACCACCATCGGAATTGACGGCGGTCGACATGGCCTTGCCTTCCAGCTCCAGGCCGCGCAGCGCGTCGTCGTCGCCGTGGCGGACATAGGCGTCGAACGCCTTCTGGTGAGGGGCCTCGATCTCGGCCGAGGTTGCCAGAACCGGACGCGCCGGGGTGTACGATTTACGATCAAGCATGGTCAGTCGCTCTTCCTGCTGTTGAAGTTTTGCATCAATGTTGGCCCGAAAGCCTTTGAACTCGCTCATGAAACCCGCAATCGCGGAGCTCACTTCATGAACCGGAGACACACCTTCTCCGGTCCGAGCCTTTTGCTCGGTCATGGTCATCCCATTTTCCTTTCTGTCAGGCGCTAGCCGCGCGCCAGTTCCCGGCGCGCGCCTTCAAAGGCCGCCGCCACGTCCCGCAGCAGGTCGCCTTCCAAGTCCTCGGACTTGGCCGCAACCCGTGCGCTTGGCAGCATCGGGAAGGTCACCAGCGACACCTCCCAAAGCTCCAATTCCGTCAGGATCCGCTTGCCTTGCGGGTTTTTCACCGCCCGCTTGGTGCGGTATCCGATCGACAGCCCCTCGATGGCGCCGGCAGCGATCAGCGCCGCGGCCTCGCGGCCCTTCTCGACGCTCTCCAGCAGGCGCCCCTTCACATAGAGGCCCTTGGCATCTTCGCGCAGCTCGTCCCACACGCCGATGGGCTGCGCCGGGTCGTGCTGCCACAGCATCTTCACGCTGCGCCCGGCCTGTTTCAGCCCCGCAAGCGAGGCTCCATACGCCCCCTGCTGCACGATATCGCCGCCCTGGTCGGTCTGGCCAAACAGGCTGGCATAGCCCTCGATGGACAGTCCATCGACCGTGACTTCATCGCCATTCAGGCGGCAGAATTTGTGTTCCAGTCCCGTATCCATAATCCCCTCACAGGTTAATGTTGCGCCGTCAGCAATGATTGGAACGCCTGCGCCAGGATCACGCCCACCACGCCGTAGACCGTCAGCCACAGGCGTTTTTCCAGCTTCTCCATCATCGCTTCTTGCCGTTCCAGGCGCTTGTTCAGGCTGTCCTGATGCAGCGCGCTGAGGCGTTCATGCGCTTCCAGCCTCAACGCCGGAGCACAGTCGAACGGCTCGAACCCCGGTCGGTCATCCCGCATCCTGATCGCCCTCCAGCGCGGGCAGGCCCAGCAGCTTGCGCTTTTCGCCCATGGTCAGGAAATCCGCATCCGCCACGCGCCGCCATTGCGCGTCACGCTCTGCCGACAGCGCCGGCACCTGGTCCAGATCGGGGCGCAGGTCCAGCCGCTCTCCGACATAGCCCGACAGCCATTCCGCCACCCGCGCCGTCACCTTGTTGACCAGCGGCAGCACCGTCAGACGGTAGAACGCGCGGTTCGCCTCCTGGTAATTGGCATAGGTCGCGTCCCCCGGCAGGCCCAGCATCATCGGCGGCACGCCGAACGCCAGCGCGATCTCGCGGGCAGCGCTTTCCTTGGTCTTCTGGAACTCCATGTCCGAGGGGCTGAACCCCATCGGTTTCCAGTCCAGCCCGCCCTCCAGCAGCATCGGCCGTCCGGCATTGCGCGCGCCCTGGTGATAGCTCTCCATCTCGCTCACCAGCCGGTCGTACTGATCCGGGGCCAGCGTACCCTGCCCGTCCGCGCCGCGATACACGATCGCACCCGAGGGCCGCGCCGCGTTGTCCAGCAGCGCCTTGGACCAGCGCGAGGCCGAGTTATGCACATCCACCGCCTGCGCCGCCGCTTGCATGGGCGAGAACCCATAGTGGTCGTCCTGCGGGTGGAAGCTGCGGATATGGCAGATCGGCGGCGTTGCCCCGGTCACGTCGAACCGATGTTTGCGCCCGTTCACGCTGTAGTCATACGCCACCGGCCAGCCATCCGCCCCCGGCACCAGCGCCATCCGGTCCGAGCGCAGCACATGCAGCTCCACCGGCGCGCCCGTCTCGCCGCCCACGGCCTCGACATAGCCATTCCCGGTCAGCAGCAGCTGCGCATAGAGCGCCTCGAACAGCTCGGCCCGGCCCTGCATCGGGTTGGGGTGCTGCACCAGCTCCTTTACGGGGTGCACGTCGAAATGCTGCACCCGGTCCTGCAGGATCAGCGGCAGCGACGCCGCGGCTTCGGCAATCATCTTCACGCAGCGAAAGCCCACCGGGTTGCCCGAAAACCCCGCCCGCGTCATCGAGACCGTGTCCCGAGGCGTCCATGCCACGCGGCCTGCGCCCTGAAAGGCCACGACGGGGCCGGTGGCGCTGGCCTTGGTCTCGGGCGCTGCCTCTGCCTGGCCCCGTCTGAAGAAGTCCATGATCATTCCGTGCTCCTTGTTTCCGTCTGCCGCACCCGTCGGCGTTGAGATGCAACCTGACGCTAAAAGTTTAAGAAAAGTGAACTAGAGCGAACGCAGCTGCGGTTGCGCGGGCGCACGGCTGTCCAGGATCAGCTCGTGCAGCGCCCAGACCAGCGCATCCACGCGGTCCGGGCTGCCCTTGCCCTGATAGCCCTGCACCGACATCTGGCACATCTGGTCCTCCAGCTGCCCCAGCCCGCGCACGTGATGCACCCGGCCTTGTTCGTACAGCGCCGCCACAGGCTCCGCCCGCGCCACCTTCCCGCGCGAGGCATGGACCTTCTGGAACGGCACGTTGGGCGCGACCTGCCGCAGCACCGCCTCGACCAGATCGCCACCCTGGTTGACCTCGGCCACCAGCTTGTCGGCGCCCCATTCCTCCATCGCGTTGACGGCGGCCTTGGCCCAGCCCACGGGTTTGACCCCCTGCACCGAGGCATCGGCCAGCACATAAGCGTGCCACTCCTGCTCGGGCCCCTGCATCCGCACGCCGACCACGATGATCCCGCACTCGTCCGAGCCCGCATTCCCCGTCACCGGCGGGTCCACCGCCACCACGACGCGGTCCAGCGGCGGAGCATGCTCCACCTGCTGCGCCTCCAGCAGACGATGCGACCACAGCGCGCCCTCGGCATCCTCGATCAGCACGCCCTCCAGTTCCTGCCGCCCCAGCCGCGTTCCGGCATAGCGCGCCTGCACCTCGGCCAGGAAACTGTCCGCCAGATTGGCCCGGTTCGCCTCGGTCGGCGCGTGCGTCACCACGGTCGAGGGCAGCTTCAGCAGCTTCTTCAGCACCGGCACGTTGCGCGGCGTGGTCGTCACGCAGACCTGGGGATGCTCCCCCAGCCGCAGCGCGAATTGCAGCATGTCCCAGGTGTCCTGCGCCTTGGGCCATTTCGCCAGCTCATCCACCCAGGCCGCATCGAATTGCGGCCCGCGCAGCGCCTCGGGGTCGTGGGCCGAGATGACATGCGCCTCGGCCCCGTTCGGCCATTGCAGCACCCGCCGCCCCGCGATCCAGTCGGGCCGCCGGTCCGGCGGGCTGCACGCCAAAATCCCGCTTTCGCCAAAGATCATCACCTCGCGCGTCTGATCCAGCGTCTCGCCCACGATCGCCACACGCCGCGCGCGCCCCGCATCCTTGGGCATCGACCCCTCGACCATCGAGCGCACCCATTCGGCCCCGGCCCGCGTCTTGCCCGCACCACGTCCGCCCATGATCACCCAGGACCGCCAGTCCCCGGCGGGCGGCAACTGGTGATCCATCGCCCAGAACTCGAACAAATAAGGGAGAGCCAGCAGCTCTCCCTCATCCAGATCATCCAGAAATTCCGCCTGCACGTCGGCAGGCGCGGAGGCGATCCAGCCGGCACCGGATACGATCCCGGGCCTCGTCAAAGTCGATGGCGTAGGAATGGACGAGTCCGGCGTGTTTCTGCTGTCGTTTTGCAAATTCCATCTCCAGTTCCATGGCGATCCGCAGCCAGTGGCGGATCTCCGTTACGGTTTTCTGGCCGTCCTTGACGGCCGCGATATCCCCGTCTTTCAGTCTTGCCTGCATGGTGGCCATATCGGCCCGCAGCTCCTCCAACTGGTCCCTGATGGTCTCCAGGCTGTCGTTCAGCGGAAAGGCGCTGTCGTCGGTCGTGATCAAAGTCAT